CTGAGACTATAACACTATTTATATCAGTTGTCAACCGTTTTGTGGTTTTTTACCGATATTGTATTTTGGTGTTAGTTGCCAGTCATTCTTTTCCTTGTGTGACAGTATCTTAATCTGTGACAAGAAAATGGGTGTTGGCACCTCTGTTTGTTTTTTGTTAACTAATTTTACCAGACCCCAATCTTCCAATAGGTTTGCAATGGCATTCCTACGTGCTAAATCGTTTTCTGTAATGTCTGTTGGTTTACCATCTAATGCAAATAGTTCTTTAAAATGCACCACGTAGTATTGACCACGTTTATGTAAGATGTGACAAGATTGGTATAATACCTGGTCTTTTTTGGAAGCAACACCAATACGAGTTAGTGTCTCTCTTACCTTTAAAAAATCGTCTTTATCATTTAATGTCACTTCAACCAAATCTTTAATGTCTATCATTATTCTTCACTCCGCCTGTATCTATTCTTGTTTTTATATCAGCGATTTGTTCATCGGTGAGGATACGTAAGGCTTCTCTGGCCTTGGAGTTTGAATAACCATAATAGGTCTTTATACACTCAATATCCTTCAACGAATCGGCCTTTTGCCATGGAACGAACTTCCGTTTCATAGGCCTGATACTATTTAGAAGATACTGGTATTGCATATCCTTGTCCAGGTCTGGCCAAAGATTCATGTCATTGACATACAGAACACAATCCAGATGATTGGAAAGTGACCTGTTGATTAGGAAAGGTGCATATTCTTTGAAATCCAATTCTTCATCAGGCACCTTTTTTCTCAAGATGAAGTCTGCGAAGTCGAACGGATTCATTTGAACTCACATTCAACCATCAATTCTGTTAGACATGCAATCAAATTGATTTCATGGTCAGCAACAAATGCTCCTTGGTATTGATACTTGGCAAGAATTAATACCATTTGTGGAACGGAATTAGGTTTTAATTTCTCATACAAGATATCATAGAGACTTCTAAAGATTCTTGCCATATCATTGTCAACATTATTTGTAACCCATTTTCGACAAGAAGCAAAGTCCTTGTTCATAATAGAAGAAACTAGTTCACTTAACTGCACATCGGAAACTGATGCCAGAATATCTTTATCAATTGAGCCACCAACACTATAACGCTGAAGCTCATTAAGAATACGGCGATTATCAGGAAAATGTTTCGTGATAACGGCAGCAACCACTTGCTTATCATAAGTTACTCCTTCTTTATCTAAAATCCACTCAACACGTTTAAAGAAGGCAGCTGCCATCTTTTGTTTGCTACCATTCAATTTAAAATCGACAACGGTGCAACGTGAATGAATTGCATCCAAAATACGATTTTTAAAGTTACATGTAAAGATGAACGAACAGTTACTAGAAACTTCTTCCATCATTCCACGCAAGGCTTTCTGAGCATCAGGTGTAAGGTTGTCGGCCTCATCTAGGATAACGACCTTACGACCTCCAGCAAGGCTCATAGATGTTGCATAGTTCATCACTTGTGTTTGCATGACACTAATGCCACGTTCAGACGAACCATTGATTACAATATAATCGCAACCAACTTCTTCACACATGGCTTTGGCGATGGTAGTTTTACCGACACCAGCTGTGCCGGAAAGGAGTAAGTTGGGGATTTCTTTTTTGTTTACGTATTCCTGAAACGTAGATTTGATGTTTTCAGGAAGAATACAATCTTCGATAGTTTTGGGGCGATACTTTTCTACCCACAAAATGTGTTCTGTCATTCACGTTCTCCATAATATAATTAAATTTCGTCATGCCATTTAAAACCAAGAAGATACTTGGCCATAAATCTAATGACGGCATTTGGTTTAGTGGGTCTATACACAAACATATTCTCTGTGATTTCCCACTTACCAACATTTTTCACATCTTGTTTCACAACAAATTGATTGAGCATAGGTTGCGACCAACTTATAGAACCACCATTAGCAACCAATAAACTACCATTAGAAGTAATTGTGCTACTAGCCCATTGTCTCTTGCGCCACTCAGCAATCCATTCTTCACTTGGAGTAAAATCCAAATTCAATTCAGTTTGTTCTGTAAGTGGCCAAAAGAATTTTATTTCAATCTGTTGCATTTGGAAATGGCCAAGAATTTTCAGATTCGAGTTCATTGATACGTTCGTTCAATACCGAAATTGTTGTATTGAAATGTCCTGTACCTTCTTCATGTGGTTTGAAACGAGTTTGTAAAACAGAGACTTCTTTCTTCAAGACTTTGATATATTCTTCCTTATTAATCCATGTTCTAATTTCACCCATCATTTCACCTCAGTCATACTTTCATATAAGGCTTCAAACTCTTTCGACTCTGCAACCTCGGTGTGGAAAGAATTTTTGAATTGAGTTTTTGCCATGCGTTTAACAATTTTTTTGGGAATTTTTAATTCATCATTGGCAATCTCAATAATATCTTTGATGGCTTCGTTGTTGCTTTGGTTACGTTGCATATGTAAAACCATTTCATCAACATAACCTTTAAGTTTTTTCAACTGGTCCTCATCATAAGAACCAAACAAAGTATTCACTTTAGTCATATTAATCTCCAAAAGATAGGTCAGAATCTTTAGCTTCGATTGCAATCCAGTATTGCATATCTTCTTTTGTGTTCTTAAAGTAAGATAGTCCTTTTGCTGAAATTTGAACATCATAAGAACCAGAAATCATTTTAAAATTCTCTGTCAAGAAAATTGCTTTGAATTTCTTACCATTGCCATCAGCAATTTCTGTTGAATCAGTATGTGCCGAATTATCTTTTGCATCACAAGTTGTAATGTAAATCTTGGCACCATCCGAAGAAATTGAAATGTTTGGTGATTGTAGAATACTTGCTGTTTTAAGTATAGATGAAAGGTCATCTTCACTCAAGGTGAAAGACACATCAACAGATGGCAAAGTTAGGTCTTTGTCTGGTGGTGTTACAATCATTGTCTTGGTTGTCTTACGATAGTTTAGTTTCTTACGACCTGATTTGAAGATAACATGTTTGTCATCAAAATCGATTTCACCGTCTTTGTATAGAGAATGAACGGATAGGAACTGGTTCAAATCATAGATACAAAAATCTTCGGGGAATTCATCCTTGACACCAGCTTTGGCTAGGACGGTTTTAGTTGCGGAAATAGTTGATAGTTTTTTACCGTTCTTAAACTCAATGCCAGGATTAATATTGGCAAAGTTTTTAAGGACTGTTAAAGTCTCAGCTGATAATTTCATTACGATACTCCTTGTTTCAATTCACTTAGTATACTTGAACCATACGATTGTGTCAAGCAATTAATTAATTTGTTCTTTAATTCTTCCAAAGAACCTGCATTATCAATATGGTGGTCGATGTAACCACCAATCCATCTCCATTCAGATTCATGAACACCAGATTGTTCCAACATGAATCTTTCGGCTTTATGGTCACCACGATTTGCTTTACCAGCAATCTCATACCAATGTGGTTTTAATCCACGTTGTATTTCAATTAATACACCATTGAAACTATGCACAAATTCAATTTCATTTTGAAAACGAACATCTGTGATTACATAGTTTTGATTTGGATTTTGTTGTATATAATTTTTTAGTTTGATGATCCAAAAGTCTTTATGAAATACATCCCTACCAACTTCTGTTCCCATTAATTGCAAAGCCAGTCTTGGTGTAAAATCTTTACCCAATTCTTTAGACCAAAACTTGTCTGGTTGTTCACGCCATTCACGTGACTGTTCAGTATCACCTTCTAACAAGTGTCGAGGCCAACCAAACATTTCAGCTGCAACATCTTTAACACCCTTAGCAAAAGACACGGGAGTAAATCCCATGTCTTTTAACATATCACCTGCGGTGCCTTTACCTGAACCAATAAATCCAAGTAAACCAACAATCATTACATTTCTCCAACAAAATTTGCTACCGCTGGCATGTCACCTCTAAAATGGTATGTGCCGATGTGGTCTGCTCGCATCCAAGGACACAACCAAATTTGGCCACCAATCTTACGCCACAATTGACAGAACATATAATCTTCACTCAAATAACGATCCGAACCACCACCTGTTGCACTATCCTTAGTGTCAATGATAGTATCGAAGTATGCATGAATGTAACGTGAACCATCAAAGTGTGCTTGACCAACGTGGTCTGGTTTGTAACGTAGTTGTGGATATGCTTCTTCCATCTTTTTAAAGACTTCACGTTTAATTAACATAAAACCTGTTCCAATTTCCAAAACTTCAAGTGGATCAGCAACACTAAATCTTTCAGTTCCACGGACTGGATTGAAAACATAATCACCAGTTACTTTTTCCAAAGTTGATGCTTCAATTTGTGGATTTTTTTCTAGTGCCTTTTTGACTGATGCCCATTTGATAGCTTTCTTAGGATAAGGTCCACCAATAACATCTTTGTCCAAAGCAAGTAATGCAATAACATCTTGTGGATTAAAGTGAATATCAGAATCGATGAACAACATGTGTGTGCAATCTGAACGATTCAAAAATTCATCAACAAGATAGTTTCTTGCACGTGTGATTAAAGACTCATTGAAAAGAAATGAAAATTTCACTGTTACACCATACTGGACACATAGTGCTTGCAAATCAAGGCAAGCTTTAGCATACAATCCGTGGTTCATACCACCATACATAGGTGTC